AAGATGCTGACTAGGGCAGCCAAGGCCTGACCTCAACCCCAAACCAGCCCCGGCTCTCTTCGGAGGGTCGGGGTTTTTTTATGCGCCGGGCCGGGCTGATAGCCCCACGTCTGATAGCCCCGCGAGGCGTCCCGCTGGGTGGGTCTGATAGTTCCGCCGAGATCGTCGCCATAGGGGCCAGTAGACTTGACATGGCTAGGCCATCAGGTACAATATAGGTCGAGTTGAGGAAGGTCCTCGATTCATCCACGCGGCTCCAACCGGGGTATACCCCGAAGGAGACTGACAATGCTTCGTATTATTCGTTCGATCTGGCGTCGTCTTACTAGTAAAAACTATTCCAATGAACAGCCACTGGTCCGACTAGGTCAGGGCGACTACGAGCGAGAGATCTGGTACTCGGCTCATGACAAAACCGGGGTATCCCCCGAAGACGATAATGGCTATCTAGTGGACGCGCTCATTGAGATGATGCTCCAGTTCCAAGACCATGAGCAGTATGGCGAAGACGATGCGAAGGCGATTCAAATTGCCCGCGAGGCATTGTCAAAAGCAAAAGGGAATGTGGACGACCTCAAGGTCGCTGCGGAAGAGGGCAGAATCGTAACTGATTCTCTTGAAACAATTCTCGCAACAGTCCGCGGCACGTTTCCAGAAGCGGAAATCGGAGACGATAATTCTGGGCAAGTCATTATCTACACCGGCCTGTATCAAGTGGGCGACTCAAGTACTCCGTTGGTATCCTCAGAGGACCTGTTCCTCCGCCGAGCCGCGATGCTGGAAGGTGAGCTTGAACAGTAATAAATACTAGATACAATTTCACTCTCGACTAGTAAAAACACCGGGGGATACCCCGAAGGAAACTCAACAATGTCATTTGAACTAACAGAAGAAACCAAGTTTCGTCAACGAGATATCGTCCGCACCCTCCGAATGACGTGGCGAGTAGAACAGGCCAAGGCTGGCCGACTGGTGCCCAAGGATGGGCCTACTCGCAAGGCTTACAGGGCACGCTACGGGGTCGAGGCTCCCAAGCACGTCAGCCGCTACTCGAAGCAGTGGGCTGAAGTAGCAGAAAATAACCGTGAGGGCTACCTCCAGCACCTGAGGAGAACGACGTGAATATCTTCGTACTTGATTCAGACCCTCGTAAGTCGGCCCGTATGGTGTGCGACAAGCACGTCGTGAAGATGCCTCTGGAGACCGTCCAGATGCTCGTGTCTGCCCTGATTCGCAACGGTGTGCCGCCTGAGGACATGCCCCGGACCAAGGCTGGTACTCCCTACAAGGAGACCCACAAGCACCACCCATGCACACGCTGGGCTGGCGACACATCCAAGAACTTCGTTTGGCTGTGGACTCACGGATTGGAGCTGTGCCTTGAGTATTCCCGTCGGTATGACCGGGTTCATCGCTGCTATTACGCTCTCATGGAGCTGGGCGATCTCTTGGCCCAAGTACCTCTACACGCCATGCCGTATGGGCCACTCACTCCACACCCTCAGGCCATGCCTGATGACTGCAAGCGGGACGATCCTGTAGATGCGTACCGTAGCTACTACAACAAGGACAAGAGCGAGATCGCAGAGTGGTCTCACTCCGAAACTCCTGAGTGGTTCTGTACTAAATAATAATCCCGTTTGTCCCGACTTGGGACGGGAGGCTAGTGATGACTAATATTTGCAGATGCGCGTACGCAAGTTCGGAACTGACGTGTTTTTCGACCGCCAAGAGATACGCAGCATTGTACGGAGTCAAGGGTCCTCTACTTACAGGAAATAGTAAGCTCGACAAACGTACTCAGAGATCCCAAGGCTACAGGATCAAGGGCCTGTCTCTGGCACCGGGTAATCTGAGTGGACACGAGATGTGCCCCATGCGTACCGTGGACTGCACCAAGGCGTGCATTGGGACTACTTCAGGGCACAACAGGTACCCTCAACAGAAGATGGCGAAAATTAATAAGACCAAATTCTTGGTTGACGATCCTATTTGCTTCTTTGTCATGCTCAGAAAAGAACTAAGTAATCTTGTCAAATACTGCGACAAGCACCATCTAGTTCCTGCTGTACGTCTCAATACTTACAGTGATGTGTGTTGGGAGATGTTTGCCCGTGAGCTGTTCGAGGAGTACTCCGAGATACAGTTCTACGACTACACCAAGATCTCCAAGCGGGGGCCCCTGCATTCCGATGACTGGCCTGAGAACTACAGCCTGACGTTGTCATATACGGGCTACAACTGGGCTGAATGCGTGCGGTGGCTGGAGGGTGGTCTCAATGTGGCTGTGGTCATGAAGGACATCTGGGATCAGCCCCTGCCCGAGACGTGGCGAGGTTATGAAGTTGTCAGCGGTGACGAAGATGACTGTCGCTGGCTTGACTATGGTGATGGATCTGGTAAAATAGTCGCATTGAAGATCAAGGGAGGCATCAAAGATGCTGGGCCTTTCTTGGCTGACCGCGTCGAACTGACTGTTTCGGGGTATCCCCCGGTTGGAGCAACTCAATGACTGAAAAAGAAAAACTCAATAGCGTTATTGATGCCATGATTGCGGAGAAACGGGTGTTGGAGAACCGCATCGCAAGGATGGCCGACACGATCAGGAACCTAGATAACTTGGTGGATGCTCTTGATGAGGAGAATAGATCCTTGAAGAGCAGACTCAGGGATGGCCGGGATGACGGCCTGATCAACGACCCGATTGACAACATGCGGGCTCAGTTTCAAACAAATAATATTGTCAAGGATAATATCGATGGATGATGTGACTTATATTGGCTTCGATGAGTTCACTCCTGAGGAGACCGAGCGATGGCTCAAGATGGGGGTCATTGAGGTACGTTTTGACGACCAAGGGGAAACCAGCTACCATCTGACTCCTCAGGCCGTCCAAAGTTTCGACTACAGGTTGACTAGACATATCAAGGAGGCGCAAAAGTTTGAGAATTAAATGGTCTAACCGTATCCAGATCATCAACGACTTTCTAGGTCGTGGCGACCTGCATTCCGCCCAGCAGTTTGCCGCCAAAACTATTGATGATCCTGTGCATGTACACATGCTGCTTGAGGGCGAATTAGAGTTCCTGAATGCTGTTATTCAGGCAAGTAATATAAACGACTGCTTTGGAGACAACACACATGACTACGTTGATAAATAATTTTAGTTTTACACCTGCGCTGGCCTCTCCCACCATCTTTGAGCCGAGTGAAGACGCCAAACGCCCTGTATATATCCGGGTTACAGAAGAACAGTTCCGAGACTACAGGGTACCCGCCATCGGACCGGACACTTGGCGACCCCTTCCTTCTCACACAGCTTTCGACTTCCTGTCTAAGGAGTTGGCTGACAAAGGGTTCAGGCATTCCGATCCTGCTTTCATCCTCTGTCGAACCCGTAAGAACCCGAAGATCGGGGATCAGGGGACCCACGATCGGCACATGATTCAGATGACTATTGATCACCCCGACATGCCCACCGTTGAGGGGTACAAGTGGAATATTTCACTACTCAATTCCTACGATATGTCTTGGGCATGTAGATTCGAGGGAGGGTCTGAGTACGACCGATGTGCTAACGGTATGGCTTGGGGTATCGAGGAGTCCTCCTCAAGGAAGCACACCAAGGGCATCAACGAGAATTACGATGACGCCTTTGAGGTGATCCAAAATCACATCTCTCAGTCTGTCGGTAGAATTATTCCATCCTTTGAGAAGCAGGTCAGGGCTTTGGATTGGCAGAGACAGACCGAGTGTACGGACGACGACGCTCGATTCGTGACTGTCGAGGCTGTAAAGCAGAAGGTGGTCAATGCTGCCCGGATCATGAAGGTCTTGGAGCATTGGTGGACTCCCGAACACCCAGAGTTCAAGGAGCGGACTGTCTGGAGCCTGATGCAGGCGTTCACGTCCAGCGATAGGGGCCGCAATATGTCCGACCGAGGTAGCAGGTTCCACCGATTGGAGTCTATTGTTGACCGCAGGTTCGGACGCTCCGTCAGCGAAGAGATGCCCCTGTACGACACTGCTGACTTCTGATTGTGACGTTTGACACGCCCCGCTACGTCGCCTATTGTGGTTGCAGCCGCATAGCAAGGTGGGCGACCTCTGGCGGGGCGGTTCATATCATTGTGTTATATTTATATCCGGGGTATCCCCCGGTAAAACAAGGATGATACAGTGAGCGGTCCAAGTAAAAACAAAATTAAACAATCAAGATTAGAACAAGAGATGGTCGATCTCGGCATCGCCAGATATAACCACAAAGTTAAGAGAGCAGCCGAGACTAACCTTGAATCAACTACAGGCGTGGGCCAACGGCTTCTAAGTGAGTCCGTCTCTCTCATGACTGATCATCTCAAGAGCTGGTTGAAAACGGCGTCATCGGCACCCGGACGTAGGCACAGGGCTCACGAGCCACTGAGCCAGCTTCCTCCCGATGTTGTCTCAGGTCTCACAGCTAGGTGCATCTTGGACTGCATAAGCACCGAACGCAAGATTGCCTCCATGGCTAACACCATTGGTAGGACCATCGAAGATGAGATCAAATTCAGACACATCAAAGAGAACGAGCCAGCTCTATGGGAGCAGATACAACGCAGTATTGACAACTTTAAATCTTCAAAGACCAAGTCAAAGTTTATAAATAAAACTATTAATTACCACGATCTAGTTATTCCTAGTTGGGACCGTAAAATATCTGTGTCTGTTGGGTTGACCTGTATTGAGTTGTTTAGACAGGCCACGGGAACAGTAGAAATTATTACTAGGACAGACCAAAGGGGCAGAGCATACACAATTGTCCTACCTACTGATGATCTTGTTGACTGGTTTAAAAATTGTCATGAATTCAATGAGTCCTTGAACCCTGTGTGGATGCCTATGGTGGAACGTCCTGTTGATTGGACTAACCCGTACATTGGTGGTTATCAAAGCACAGGCATCAGGCGTAAACCTATTGTTAAAACATACGACAAGGCGTACCTCGATGAGTTGGCGGCTTGTGATTTAGGAGAGGTTTATAAATCTGTCAACATCCTACAAAGAACAGGGTTCCGAGTCCGAGGCTTTAATGCAGAACTCTACAAACACTGCTGGCATAACAACCTACCTATTGGGGGTATGCCTACAGCGGAGAACGAGCCTCTTCCTCCTAAACCTGCCGATATTAAAACCAACAAGGATTCTAGGATCGCTTGGCGTAGGGCAGCAGCTCGTGTTCACTTTAATAACGAACGTCAGAAATCCAAACGAATCCAAACAGCTAGGACGTGTCAACTATTAGATAAATTTACTGATGAAACCTTTTATTATGTCGTACAGGGGGATCACCGATTTCGGGGGTACTACTTGGGACACCCCTTGCAGCCCCACGCTGCCCCCTGTGTTCGGTATAACCTAGAGTTTGATCAGGGAATGAAGATTAATGATGAAGGTCTCAAATGGCTGTACATAAATACCGCCAACAAGTGGGGCCTAGATAAGGAGCCTTATGAAAAACGTATTAAATGGGTTGAAGAAAATCTGGAATTGGTTGAGCGTGTGGGTCGTGACCCTGTTGGGGAGATGATCTGGGCTGACGCTGATGATCCCTTCGGGTTCGCCAGCTCCTGCCACGAAATTCTTAACTTCAGGAATAACGGATCAGATTACATAAGTCACATGCCTGTGGGTCTTGACGGCACCAACCAAGGGCTGGGCATCATTGGGATGCTTATGAGGGATGTAGATCTAGCCAAAG